CACCTTTGAATGGGAGATCACAATGGCGTTCCAAGTCAGCCCTGGAGTAAATATTTCTGAAATCGATCTAACTAGCGTAATTCCATCAGTTTCCACCACAGAAGGTGCAATTGGCGGAACGTTTGGTTGGGGACCTATCGGAAAGTTTGTTCTAGTAGATTCTGAAAATACTCTAGCGGCTCGTTACGGCAAGCCAACAAACAACAATGCAGAAACATTTTTTACTGCTGCAAACTTCCTTGCATACGGCAATCGTCTGTATGTGAGCCGCGCTGCTAAGACCAATGGTTTCTCAAACACAGTTGGTTCAATCTCAACATCAAGCAACACAACGATTTTTGTTGCTGGTGCTACGACATTTACCGCTGCTGGTATTACCGCTGGTCAAGCGATTTATGGTGCTGGCATTACTGAAGGCACAACTGTATCATCACTATCAGCAAACGCGACTCACCAGATTGCCGTTATCTCGGCTAACGCAACTGCAACTGGCACAGCCTCGCTTAACTTCTATGACTTGACAAACTCTTATAATGCTGTTGCTAATAGCACTACAGCGGTAACTCGTTCTTCATATATCATCAAGAATGCAGATCATTTTGAAACTATATCTATTGCGAGTGGTGTTGAATTTGTTGCTCGTTATCCTGGCGATTTAGGAAATTCTCTTAAGATTTCTGTTTGTGATAATGCTACACAGTATAACTCTACCATCAATCCTTATGCATTTACCGGCAAAACCGATGCTGCTAATGGCATTTCTACAAATAGTACGGTAATTCCTGGACCTTCTGGTATCACAATTAATGTAAATGAAAATACTGCAAATGTTTTCATCGCAAATACATCTACATGGCCAGTCGCAGTTGGTGTGGTTTATCCATTTACAAATGATATTAGAAATAATTTCGCTGTTGGTGATTATATTGAAGTTGGAAACAACTCGATTGGAAAACAATATTTAAAGATTAAATCGGTCGGAACAGTTTCTAACACAGGTGCTGGTTCTCCTACAGGACAATGTACGTTTAATCTTATTTTTGAAACTCCATATCAACTGTCAACAAACTATGCTGCGAACACTGTAACACGCAACTGGGAATATTTCAATAATATTTCTACTGCTCCTGGCACTTCTGCAACGCTTACGGCTTTAGGCGCAACTGCTGTTGACCAACTAAGTGCTGTTGTTGTTGACCAAGACGGCGTTTTTACGGGTGTTCCTGGAACAATTCTTGAAGTATTCCAAAATATGTCAAGAGCAACAGACGCTAAGAATATTGATGGAACGACAAACTATTATAAAACTGTAATCAATGATGGGTCAAACTATGTTTGGGCTACAAATGATCGCACAACTGCTCCATCAAATACTGCTATCAATGTAATCAACTCGACATCCACAGTTCCTTATGTTGCATCATTTGTAGGCGGCGCGGATGGAACAACTTCATCAACTATCGCTCTTGCCGATCTTGCTGCTGCATATGATCTGTTCAAAGACGCTTCTTCGGTTGACGTTTCTCTGATCATGCAAGGCAAGGCTCGCGGTGGTACTAATGGCGAACAACTTGCCAACTATCTGATCGACAACATTGCAGAAAATCGCAAAGACTGTATCGTATTTGTTTCTCCAGAAAAAGCAGACGTATTCGGCACAACTGCAATCGGTTCAGAAGCGGCTAGCATCTTAACGTTTAGAACCAGCGTTCGTTCTTCTTCTTATGCGTTCATTGATTCTGGTTACAAGTACCAGTATGACAAGTACAATGATGTTAATCGTTGGATTCCATTGAATGGTGATATCGCTGGTCTTACGGCTCGCACAGATACCACTCGTGATCCTTGGTTCTCGCCTGCTGGCTACAATCGTGGTCAGATCAAGAACCTCGTCAAACTTGCTTACAACCCAACTCAAGCGGACCGTGATGTTCTTTATAAGAATAGCATCAATCCAGTAATGACGAAGCCTGGACAAGGCACAGTGTTGTTCGGTGATAAGACCGCACTTAACAAGGGAAGCGCATTCGATCATATCAATGTTCGTCGTCTCTTCATTATCCTTGAGAAGACAATCTCTACCGCTGCCCAATCTACACTGTTTGAGTTCAATGACGAATTCACGAGAGCACAGTTCAAGAACCTCGTAGAGCCATTCTTGCGTGATGTTCAAGGTCGTCGTGGTATCTATGACTTCCGCGTTGTTTGCGACGAATCAAACAATACATCAGAAGTTATCGATAGCAACCGCTTTGTTGGCGATATCTATGTTAAACCAGCCGCGTCTATCAACTTCATTCAACTAAACTTTGTTGCTGTAAGAAGCGGCGTTGAGTTTACTGAAGTCGTTGGCAAATTTTAATAAATAAGAAAAAGGAGATAAAACGTGGCATTCAACATAAATGACATCAGAAGTCAACTTACTTATGGAGGTGCTAGACAGAACCTTTTCCAAGTAAATATTCAGAATCTTGGAAATGGATCAGCAGACTTCAAAGTTCCGTTCATGGTACAGGCGGCGCAATTGCCCGCCTCTACTATCACACCTATCAATGTTCCGTATTTCGGTCGTCAACTTAAACTTGCTGGTGACAGAACATTTGAACCATGGACTGTAAACATCATCAACGATGAAGATTTCTTGATCCGTAATGCAATGGAAGAATGGTCTAACAAGATCAATCGTCTCCAGCGTAACGTTAGAGAGATTAATAAATACAAGTCACAAGCACAAGTCACACAGTTCGGCAAAGACGGAACTAAACTCCGTATTTACGAATTCAATGGTATCTTCCCAACAAGCATTTCTGCTATTGATCTGGGCTGGGATGCAGACAATGCTTATGAAACATTCCAAGTCACATTCGAATATGACTATTGGACTGTTGCTGGTGGTGTAACTGGTAATGCTGGCGGTTCGTAACTGAACCCTTTATAATATTAGTATTTGGAGATTATTTTGGCTGAACTATTCGGTTTCGAGATTAAAAGAAAAGTAGAAGAGAAGCCCATCGTTTCTTTTGCCCCAAAGCAAGAGGACGATGGCGCTCTCGTTGTATCTGAAGGTGGCGTTTATGGCACCTTTGTTGATATGGATGGTTCAATCAGAACTGAAAGCGAACTGGTTAACAAGTATCGTGAAATGGCACAACACCCTGATGTTGAACTAGCCGTTGATGATATTGTTAACGAAGCAATCGTGGCTGATCCTAAGAAAGAA